TGGTAATTTTGTTACTTCCGCAACAGCATCACAGGTTGGTGGTTGGAACAATGAAACTGGATTACTGAGTTTTGATCAACAAGTTATTGAAGATAATGATTACTATCAATCATTATCATATTCGATTAGAAGCTCTGTTCCTTTCGATCAATTATCAGACACTGTTAATCGTATTGTACACCCAACAGGTCTTAAAAACTTTGCAGATGTTCAAATTGAAAACAGTGTTTCAGTTGATGTTATTAATCAATCAAAAACCGTTTTGATTGCTGATTTTA